GATCCAGTAGGCCAGCCAATCCGTGCTGGGCTCGGGGTCCTCGCAGAAGGGAAGCTCCACGTGCACGGTCGCGGATCCGGGCGGCCGCACGGCGCACGCCACGGCGACGGTCGAGCCGTCGGCGCTGAACCTCACGCCGGCGCAGATCCTGCAGCCGGCGGTCAGCCCGGGGCCGCTCCCCACGAGGCACGCGCCCCATGCGTCGGCGCCGATGACGGGCGGCTCCACCTGCTCCTCCGGGGGCAGCCAGTAGCCCAGGTACTCCTGGGCGGCTCCCAGCTCGTCCATGTCCTTCATGCCGGTGCGGATGGCGCGGATGTCGGCGTGGTAGCCCAGGGACGGCATGACCTCCGGCCAGCGGCTCTCGTCCCAGATGTCGCCGACCTCCCCGACGCCGTACTCCAGCCACAGCAGGTCGGACGCCTTCTCGCCGCCCTCCCACGCCTGCTGCCGGAGGTTCTTGAACACCTCGGCGGGGTTCCCGGCGCGGGTCGGCGTGCCGGCGTAGACGATCATCAGGTTGTGCTTCGCGCCGGACGTCGTGGTCGGGTTGATGACCTGGGTGTGGACGCCCGTGAGCTCCTGGGCCTCGTCGTATATGACGATGTCGAACGAGAAGCCCAGGCGCGAGGACTTGGTCCTCGTCGAGAACTGGATGACGCCGCCGGAGCTGAACCGCATCCACTCCTGGCCGGTCTGCGAGCAGACCTCGACCAGGAGCTTGCGCCAGCGCGGGATTCCCTCGGACGTGTCGCCGGCACGGCGCCCGAAGATCTTGCGGAAGCGGCCGACCATCTCCATGGTCGTGGAGTAGTTGTGCTCGGTCCAGAGCACCTTGTAGCCGGCGAGCGCGGCCATTACCGCGGCCCACACGATGATGTCGACGGACTTGCCCTGCTGTCGCGGGATGGAGATGCCGACGCGCGGGTGGACCCACTTGCCGCTCGCGTCCACGGCGCCGATGTCGTGAGCGAGCTGCTCCTGCCACGGCACGAGCCTGTATCCCATCGTCGGGGCGAGCTCGACCGCGAGCGGGCCGATGGACCTCTCGTAGGGCTGGACGAGGCGGAGCCTCGGCTTAGCCGAGGACGTCTCGCAGGACCGAGACGGCGTTGATGATGACATCGTCGCCACCGTCCTCACCGGCCCCCTCTATTCGTTCAATCTGGTCGAGCGTCTCGCGGTACTCCTTGGCGAGCCTGGCCGCCTGGCTGGGCTCGGCGTCGTAGAGCTGGCGCTCGATGATCTGCCGCACCCACCGGAGCCTCCCGAGCGTGTCCTGGCGGCCGTCCGGGCCGTCCGCGGGAGGCGCCGAGACGCCCGCGCCCACGGACTCCCCCGTGGACTCGCCGGTCGCGATCTCGCCGCTCTCCTTCATTCTCTTGATGAGGGCGCACACGCCCGAGCGCGACCTCTTGAGTTTCTTCGCGATAGCCGCAGGTCCGAGCGCCGGGTATGCGTTTCTGACGAACTCCCGCTCGTCCGCGGTCCAGGGCTTGCCCCTCGGCTTCGTGGACTTCGTGGACATTCCATGCACCTCCCGGTATGGACTCGGTTTCGGGGCCTGCGCAAAAAAGGCGCAATGCCGGCGGGCGAGCCTTCGGCCCCCGGGGAGGGGACCATCCCCCAGGGTCGGGTCACCACGGCAGCGAGGTCGAGCAGCCCACGTCGCGGGGGCGCGGCGATATCCGCTTGCCCAGGGCCGCGAGGCTCTTGTTGCCGCGCCGCTCGTTGCAGATCCTGTGGGCCGGCGCGACGTTGGCGCGGTCGATGGGCGAGCCGCCCTTGGAAACGGGCACGACCTCGTCCACCTCGAAGCTCATGGGATGGCCGGCGGGCAGCGTGTAGTCTATGGCCATGCCGCAGATGTGGCACGGCAGGCCCTGCGCCTTGAGCCAGGAGCGCACCTGCCGGCGGGCGTGGCCGTTGGCGTAGCGAGTCTTGGTGGCCACGGCTAGCGCTCCACGGGAGAGCGGCCCCGGTTAGCCATGCATTCCTCGAGCCCCGCGTAGCGCAGGCGCTCGACGGACTTGCCGGCGCCGGCGCCCTTGCGCTTGACCGAGCGGCGGGCGATGCCCAGCGCGCGGCGGAACGCCCATGCCATGACGGTGTCGTACCGGCTAGCGGTGCGAACGATAGTCTCGCGCGTGACCACGGACCCACCTCATTAGGTTGTTGCTTTAGAAATGGAAAGGCCGGGCCCCTGAACTGCTGAAGGGGAACCCGGCCACTCATCTGTGCTTCCACGCACATCCGACCCGCACACCGCGCGGGCGGCGCTGCGAATCGACACCCTAGTTATATCCCAGAAGAAACCTGCAACGGTCTGCAATTGTGTGCAATCGTCTGCAACTATCTGCAATTGTCTGCAGAAGTGTGCAATCGTCTGCAATTGCATGCAGTCCCATAAAGACAAAAGGCCCCGACCGCACATGGCGATCGGGGCCGACATGCTGACGCGAACCAGCCATCCAATTATATTGCCGCACGGCCCACGCCAGCCCTTGCGGTAGCGATGCCCACCATATCGACCCAGTCCAGGGCCGATGACATATCTGAATGCACCGACCTCACCGACACCCCCAGTGTCCCCGCGATCTCCTGCAGGGTGCGGTCCTCGCAGTAGCGCAGCTCCAGCACGTCGCCCCAGCGCTTGCCTGGGTTGGCCGAGCGCACGCCCGCGCAGAGCTCGCGCCCACGCTCCACCTCGTGCCGGAGCTCGGACAGCTCCGCGCCGCTGCGGCGCTCGTAGTCTATGCGGTCGTCCGTCGAGCGCATGAAGTCCGTGCCGTGCGCGCCCTTGCCCACGGCGTCGTAGCGCTGGGCGCGCACCTGCTCGCGCGCCTGCATCGACTGGATGACCGCCAGCCTGCGGTCGATGCCGCGCTGGGCGGCCCGTACAGTCTCCAGATATTCCCGTGCATCCATGTGACCTCCCGCGTGGTACCATGCTCTACGCCACATAGAGGATGCCGGGAGGCGTCTTTGCCAAAGGCCGCCGGCGCTCCAACGCCAGCGGCCTTAATTATATATCTACCTGCGGAAACTCAATATCTCATCGCGACCTCGCGCCGCATGGCCATGATCTCGTCGTGCACCGCGCCCGAGCCTGCCAAATAGCGGTCGACCCTGTCGAGCTTCGGCTTGGCGCCCTTGCGGCGGGCCTCCTTCACGCGGCGCAGGTCGTGCTCGCGCCGGCACGCCTCCGAGCAGTACTTGGCGTGGGGCGCCTTCGGGATGAAGACCCTCCCGCAGATCGCGCACGTCCTCTCCTGCACGTCCCACATCACGGTCATCTCGTCGACCTCCTACACCTGCGTGCGCGGCGCGCCTCGATGCTCTTGCGCACGCGGCGGTTCTCGACGAGCATCCGCCACACCCTCTCGAAAAACCTCATCGCTTCGCCTTCCTCGACCTCCTGAGCGCCCGGGCGCGGTCGCGCTGCAGCGTCCGCGCCCTCCGCTCCGTCTCCCCGATCTGCGCCGCCGTCACCCGCGGTGCGTCGGCACGACCGTGCACGAGCGCCCGGCGAGCGGGACCCGACACCAGATCGGGCACCGTGTGCCAGGCGGTCGCACGGAACAGCTCGACCGCAGAGCGGATCACCTGCCGTCCTCCCCCGTCTCGACGAATACAGCGTCAGTCGTGCGCCATCTACAGTACGAGTCCATCAGCATCGCCCAGAGCAGGCAGAGCGTTGAATCTTCTCTCAGGCTTAGGGTGCCTCGCATCTCAAGGTCGTATCTCAGCCGAAGGGAACCTCCGTTGTCGGGGCAGTAGACTCGCACACCTGACGGCAGGGCCATCTTGTCGTGCAGCTCGTCAGCAAGTTCGCGGGGGCACACGAGCCAGTTCTCGTCGCCTTTGAACGTCAGACCGTGACCACTCTTGAAGTCCGCCATACACGACTTAACCTCAACGAACACGAACCGTCCGTGCTCAAGCTTCATGTTTCGACCTCCGATGCCCGGAGAGAACGCTACGAAGTCGACCCTGTGGTCGGGGTCCACCCACACCTCCTGCGCGACGATGGCGAACTGCCTGCGGAGCTTCTTCTCCACCTTCTCGGACAGCTCTTCGGTCACATCGCTGCGGTTCATTCGCCCTCACGCTCCCCGCTTCCCAGAAAACTGGGCACCAGCTCCGAGACCATGGCGACGGTCTCGAAGGAGGTCATCACGGTCGCGAGGTCATGGCAGTGGCTAAGGACCTCCATGTCATCGACCGCAACGAGGTCCTTGCCCTCAATCGCGCTCAGCACGGAACGCGCGTCGCTGGCGATCTCGTTAATCAGATACGCCTTAAGTTCCTTGTATCTCTCGTTCACCTAAAGCTCCTCTCCGCAGAACGGGCAGTAATTTCCTTCTCCTGCGCGACCATGATCAGCGCCTTGTTGAGGCATCGCCTCGCTTGGCGCAGCTCCTCGCAGATGTCGCACCCCTGTCGCAGCCTGTCGCGCTCCCTGAGCGACCTCTTGGCGTCCTCGAGCCTGCCGATGGCGAGGTCTATCCAGTCGGCGGGGCCGCACCCGTAGCTCACCGCGACTCACCCCTCACGCCGAAGATGTCGGCCAGGATGTCGCCGGGCGTGCCCGCGAACGGCTCGGTGCTGATCGGGTCGTACTGCACCTCGAGGAAGTCCGGGTAGCCGATGGTCACGCCCGTGGGCTCGCGACCGGGCAGGCACTGGTAGCCCCAGACCACGCTCACCCTGTGCTCGTCCAGGATGGTCGCGGTGCGCTCGATGCGCAGCCTGTAGCCGCCCACCCGCTCGGTGTCGTACGTGTCGTCGACCCAGGGAATCCGGTGCCTGTCGAGGGCGTCCCGGTAGGCCCTCATCACCGCTGAGATCTCGGTCAAAACTTCTCTCACTCTCCAATCTCAAAAGAATTAGGTGTTCTTTGCGCCAAGGGCTTCCCCGCCGGCCCCGTTTCCACCCTCTAGCGGCGGGAACCCCATCGCCTGCTGGCCCAGCTGCCCCGCCGGTGTTGGCACAATCTTGGCATACCTCCAGCTCGGCTCCTCGCCCCTTGCGATGGCGGCGATGTCCATCCGCAGGTCCTCCTTGGCGCGCTTGCGGGCGCGGTACTCGTCGAGCTTCTGCTTCTTGGCCAGGCGCGCGCCCTCGTCGGCGCTGATGACGTTGGCCATGTAGATCCGCGTCACGTCGAGCGGCCGGCCGGCTGCGGGGTCGAAGCCGTCGAGCATCTCCCTGAGGGTGATCATGACGCCTCACCCAGCTCCCGCTCGAGGGCGGCGATGACGTCGTCCTCGGTCTCGGCGGGCCGCCACACGGCGACGCGCTCGACCTCCTGGGAGGTCTGCCCGCCGCGGGCCTTGCGCTCCGCGTCGTAGCCGCGCTCTCGGTCGGACCAGCTGCGGGCGACCGGCTCCCACTTCGCGATGGGGAAGCCCTGCCTGGTCCACCCGTTGGCCTCGTAGTAGTCGAAGAACTTCCGGGCGCTGCCGCGAAGGCAGTTCGCCGCGAAGTACGACTCGACCTCCTCGAGGGTCGGCGGGACGAACCCGGCGCCACCTACCCCTTCGTTTTCACAACCTGAGGGGTTAATCCAGACTCCTAACTCCTCTTCCTCTTCCTCTTCCTCTTCCTCTTCGCTTGTTCGTTTGCTTTCGGCTTTGCTTGCTGGCTTGCTTGCGGTTTTGCTTGCGCGTTTGCTTTCCGTTTTGCTTTCGGCTTTGCTTGCGGCTTCGCTTGCTGCGCTGCCACGGCTCAGCCCGCCCTTCCTTCCGGCCTCCGCCCTGGCGCGGCTGTTCTCGAGGACCGGCATGATCAGTGTGATGGCCATCCTCTGGGCGTCGGTGCGCGGCTCGGGAACCTCTCCGGTCACGAGGTAGCGCACCATCATGCCGAGCAGCTCGTTGCTCTCGCGCCTGTTGCCGAGGCACAGCGCGCCCTCGACGAGGGAATCAAGTATCGTCATCCGTCTCACCTCCGTAGATCGAATCGGTAAAGGCCGCGGCGGCGGCCTGGTCGCGGCCCGGCATGACCGAGCCGTAGGTCTCGAGCGTCGTCTTGACGTCGGCGTGGCCCAGGCGCTCCTGCACCGTGCGCATGTCGAACCCGTGCATGAGCAGCCATGTGGCGTGCGTGTGGCGCAGCGAGTGGAACACCGTCTCCTCGGGCAGCCCGAGCTCCCGCACGAGCGACTTGAAGCGCCTCGTCACGGTGGAGGGGCGGGCTATGCCGCCGGCGGGCCCGAAGGTCACCACCAGGGCCGCCGGCCCCCTGCGCGCGAGCCACGTGTCCTGCCATTCCAGGTGGCGCTCGAGCTGGGCCTCGACGGCCGGCGCGAGCGCCACGTTGCGCACGTGCCTGCCCTTGGTGTAGGCCTGCCGGTGAAGCTCGGGCTTCTCGACCGCCTGCCCCACCACGTGGATGTCGTGGCGCGGCGCCAGTCGCGGCGCTGCAGCCCGCAGATCTCCCCGACGCGCATGCCCGTGTTGAGGGCGAGGTAGGCCGCCATGGCCTCGGTGCGCCGCGAGATGTTGGCGCCCGATGCGGAGCGCGAGGACATGGCCGACACCAGCGCGCGGGACAGCTCGTCGGTGTCGCACTCGGACAGCGCGAAGGGCTCCACCGGGTCGGGGGACGGCGCGGGGACGTCGAGCATGATGTCGCGCCCCAGCGCCGGCCTCCACGAGCGGTAGGCGCCCTTCAGCAGCGCGTGCATCTTGAGCAGCGTCTTGGGCTTCACGCCGCTGCCCGTCCTGGGGGCGAGCAGCATGCGGTACGCCGCCGACACATCCCAGGGCTCAACCTGGTCGTAGGGCAGGCGCCCGATGGTCGGCTCCACCATCGTCCTGACCGCGCTGCGGTACGTGGCGACGGAGTTGTCCGACAGGCCGTTCACGGGGTCCGAGATATAGGTCTCGAGCATCGAGGACAGGCGCTTGGAGCTGTCCCGCGCGGACGACGGCGCGAAGGTCGCGACCCATGAGTCGCACTCGGCCTGGGCCTGCTCGCGCGTCAGCTCCGCGTCCCACGACCTGTACGGCCTGATCCGCCTGCCCGTGACGCGGTCGGTGCCCATGTAGGGGCGGGCGAACCAGCGCCCGTCCGCCCCGCGCTGCACGACCGCCCGGCACTCGCTAGAAGTCGGCATCGACGCCCAGCTCCGCAGCCATGTCGCGGATCTCCCTGCGCGCGTCCAGGTCGATGGTCTGGACGCTGTCGGCGTGCCCATGGGGGTCGGCGTTGAGCACGGCTGCAAGTATGAGCTTGCGCGCGAGCCCGTACGGGATGCCAACCTGGCGGAGGGCCTCAATGATCGTGTCGATACCCGCGGCGGCGAGCGTGGCGATATCGCGGGGGCTTGACGCACCCACGAAACACGCGTCCACGCTGCTGTCCCCGCTGACGGTCGTGACCGTCGCGCAGCGGCAATCGAGCGATCGGACCTCGCCGCACGCCTCCACCGTCACCCTGACCCTCTTCTCGCTACTCATCCTTCTCCTCCTTGGCGGTCTCCCTGTCCATGTCGATGTCGAGGTCGTAGTAGATCGCGCTCCGCTCTTCCTCCTCAGGGAACCCGCAGTGCACCGCGGCGTAGACGAGCTCGATGCGCATGGCGTCCATGGGGATGCCGGCGCGGACTCCGGCAGAGAGCAGCTCCGAGAGGGCTGCTTCCGCGAGAACCCTAATCGACTTCGAGTCGAAGGTGCCGACGTGAAGCGATGTGCCGGGCTCACCGTCCGCCCCCACCGTTGCCACCATTGCCTCGCGGCAGAGGATGGAGCACTCATGCCCCCTGGCTTTCACCGTCACCGTGACGTAGTTCTCATCCTCGCTACTCATCCTCGTCCTCCTTGAAACTCGCCTGCACCCTCTCCATGAGCCACACGTCCTCCTCGCCGGGATCGAAGCCCGCGGAGCAGAAGATGTCGTAGTGGCCGAGCCACGCCTCCGCGTCGTCGCCGCCCCAGCGGTTGTTGAGCTGGGCCATGTCCTTGGCCGCCGCCATGAGCCAGCAGCCGACCTCGTACTCGTTTGGCTTGCACGCCTTGAGGTTGCGGTCGAACTCGCCGCGTACGGCACCGAAGCGCTCCTCGTTCTCGACGTTGCTGTCGCCGCCCATCGCCACGAGCAGTGCGACCGGGGCCTCTCGGTCTACGCGCACGTGCATCATGAGGTCCTTAGACATGGCAAAGGCGCCGGACGCCACGAAGCCGATCAGGCTCCTGTACAGTCCCACGAGCGCCGCCTTCTCACGATCGGCCTCCTGCTCGGCCCGGATCTCCTCCTCGGTCTTCTCGGGCTCGGCATCCTCGCCGCCCTTCGGAGCGAAGAATTCCCAGTAGCGGTCATTCCACACGGCAACGGTGCCAGCGGGGTACTCCTTGTCCTCGAGCTTCGAGGCAACGAGGCCGCAATGGGACCAGTCCGTGTAGACGAACCCTTCTGGTTGCTCCTTCACCACCGGGATGCCCGCATCGCCGAAGGCGTCGTAGTCCTCGGCCTTGGCCTCCTCGCGCTCGATGCGGCGGCGGATGCTGTCGGCCTTGCCCGCCCAGCCGTCACCTGCGGCGAGGACCGCCTCGACATCCTTCTCGTCGTCGAAGGCGCTCGCGGCCTCCAGCTGGTCGAGCGTCACCTGGCGGCCCTCGATACTCCCGCGCAGCTTGCGCGCCGCGCGGATCTGCCCGGCGGTGGCGCGGCTCGCGCGCTCGATGCGTTGCTCGTCGATGCCCAGCACGAGCATCTGCTGCACGCCTCGTGCGCGCTCGGCCTCGGTCAGCTGGCGCTTGTCGTCGGTGGCGAGCATGGCCACGAGCTCGTTGGCCTCGTCCATGGTGTCGGCCACCAGCGCGGACACCACGCGGTCCTCCCCGTAGATGGACGACAGCGCGCGGTAGCGGCGCTCCCCGTCCACGATGCGGTAGACGTTGCCGTCCGCCACCACCACGGGCGGGTTCAGCGGCTCGCCGCCGGTCGCCTCGATACTGCGGGCCAGGGCGCCGATGTCGCCGAAGTCCTCGCGCGGGTTCTGCTCGCTCGGGCGGATGTCGCCCAGGCGCACGGCCCTCTTCTCGAATTGCATGTCTTTCCTCCTAGTAGTACATCCCGCTCGGGGCGGTCCCCTCGATGGCGCCACCGATGGCGATCAGGCCGATGAGCGCCACGGCGCACACCACACTGCGCACGCGCTCGGGCAGCGACTCCCACCACTCGCCGAGCCTGCAGCCCGCCTCCCAGATAAGGTCGCCCATCACGCCACCCGCCTCGGTCGGCGCGCCGGCACGCAATCGGGCGAGGGCAGCGCCGGCACCGCGCCGCGCGCCATGATGGCGGCGTCGATGTCCTCGCTGCGCACCACCTCGCGCGAGCTGTTGGGGTTGAGCGACGGGTAGCGCGGGATGATCCCCTGCATGACCATCGCGCGGAACGTGACGTTGTCGCAGCAGGCGTAACGCGCGCCCTTGGCTATCGACATCCACATGGCCTTCTCCTTTCATTCGTATGAGCCAATCCCTTGCCGGAGGGCGCTCCCCCGCCAAAGGGAGCGGTGCCGCCGCCCCGCCAAGTCGGCGGCGGACACCATGTGGGCCGGAAGTCGGGGGTCCGGCCCCGTCGCGCCACGGGCCCCGTGGAATGGGGGCGGTGCGGAACCCGTGGGGCGATGGGGGCGGGCCCGCCGTCAGTCGAAGAGCGAGGCGAGCGCCCACGCCGCGATGAACGGCAGCGCCGCGGCGAAGCAGCAGCGCGCCAGGCCGTAGGCGCCCTGGCCGACGCATAGCCACCCGGCGGCGTCCATGACGGCGGCCGAGGCCAGCAGCGCCCGTCTCTTCCCCGTCATTCCTCTTCCTCCAGATCCTCCATGGGCACGCCCAGCGCCATCGCGAGCCGCTTGACCGCCCCGTATCGGGCGTTCCCGATGCCCTTGGCCTCGTAGTTCCTGACCGACTTCTCCGCGACCCCCGCCATGGCGGCGAGCCGGTAGCGTGACAGCCCCGCCTCTTTGCGGAGTTCCGCAATCCTGCATTTCTGTGTCCCCACGGATGCGTAACCTCTTCCGTATCAATCTCCCTGTCGAAAGGAGGTGATTACATGTCAAAGACCTTCCAAGGCCTCAAGATCGACCGAAAGGCCCTCAACCGCGTCGCCGTCAGGGGAATCGAGAAGGCCGCTGTAACCGGCTCCCTCGAGATAACCTGCCAGACCTGCGGCAAGCGCTTCACGCTTCGCGGTCCCCAGACGAGCTGTCCCCGCTGCGGGACGTCGTATCGCACGCGATGACGTCCGCGCCGATCGTCACGCCGCCCGCGAGCGAATCCAGAATCTCGCGGGCGGCGGCGATGTGGCCGGAAGCCACGTCGAGCCTCGCCTGTACCTCGTCCACGCCCTTCAGCTCCACATCGAGCGTGATCTCGCCCAGCTTCCTGCCTTCCATCTCTTCCCCCATCCTTACGCGGCCTCGTCCGTGTTCCAGCCCATCAGGTCGTTGGGCGTGCAGCCGAGGGCCAACCCCAACGCCGCGAGGCTCTCGAGCGAAGGCGTCGAAGCCTTGGCCAGATAGT